GCTGAGGTTAACTTTCCTTGGTAATTTGGATTTCCTTAAGGAGACTAACCAATTGGGGCAGTTTTTCCATATACTTCTGCTCAAATTGGCCAAAATCCTGACAGGAATCCAACCTGGAACCCTCAGAGATAATTCGCTCCATAAGTTCAAGAACGGATTGTCCCTTTTGGTTCGTGGGTAACGACGGTAGATCATGCCCTGCATTGATAGCCGCATAATAGGGTCTCAACCCTTCTGCTGTAAAGCAAGATGGAAAGAGAGTCCCATTACAGGTTACCTTGACCTTCTTGTCGAAGGCAAAAGCTAAACCTCTCAAAGTCTTAACTGACTCAGAGAGTGCCGTTTTCAGTTTCTTGTGGAAACGGAACCACTTTAGGAGGCTCCAGCAAGTGCTGGACTCCGGATTGCGGATCCGAGAACCAAAGAGTTTAGTTTGCTCTTCTGACTCCTGACGATCTTTGACATCATGAGCGCAACCCCAAGGGGGCTGGAGGGACTTAACCACCTCATAAACAGCTCGCTGACGGTTGGTAATCATAGAACGAAAGCGATTACCAAACAATCTCATCATTTCAAGGAAGTTATCATCGTCTATATCCTTCCACTTAAAACATGGAAAGACGTAGTCGGGAGTGATCACTTTCCCTCCGAATTCAGCAACACAAGCTGAGCTCAGAGACTTCCTCTCGGAGATGGGACATCCCCATTTTTGGAGGACAGAACGGTATAGATGATTAAGTTCATCATCCAAGATGACTACATCATCGCCTAATACAAAAAACAAATTAGGTTTACCGTTTGCCAAGTGGTCAAGCAGAAGACCGTGTGAAAGGGCAAAAGCTGGAAAGCTTGGTCCCAAGCCCATAGGTTGACCCCGTTTCCAACTCAACCAAGAATCTCCAAATTTCCAATCAGCCTGAGAGAGCTCTACAAATAAATCAACGTATTGCTGCCAACGGTGAGAGGAATTCAATTGACGGAGAACCAACTCTTGGAAATTGAGAGGGAAAAAGTCTGTTGCCGATGACAAATCGACCGAATAGACTTGTCTTCCTAGTTTCATACGTTTCTGAACAGCAGGAACACATTTGAGTTGGTCATGAGTACAGTCCCAGGGTAGCCTATCACATAGTCTCAAAAGAGCTCTTTTCATAGGCTCCAAGACATGTTGATGAATCCTGTAAGGATTGGCCACCCACCTAACTTTGAGACCACCGTCTTTATCAAGTCCGGCTATTCTCCCGCCGGCGACGATGTGATCATAATTAGGAGAGGGGTCAGGCTCTGGATGAGTTATCCAGGTATCCCAGGACCATAAGGGAGTTGTTGAATTCTCAGCCAAAGAAGTAGATTCAGGTCGTCCAAAGGAATGAATGTTACCTTTCACAGTAAACTGAAAGGATAAACGTTTCTCCTTAGGAAGACTTTCCTCATATAGTTTGGCAGAGAGCTCGGCTGGGGTGATCAACCCCAGAAGTGCAGGTTTATAAAGTGAAAAGTGCCGTTTAACAAACTCACGGTTACCTTTACCCATAAACCATCCCAACTCCTTCTCCA